GAGTTTGACGTAGCGCCTGATGACTCTTATGCCTACGAAATAGTCTACTTCCCCGGCGTGTCGGCATTGAGCGACAGCAACACCACAAATTGGCTGTTGACCAAATTCCCCGACGTTTACCTGTCCGCCTCGATGTTCTGGGCGAACAGATACCTGATGGCCGAGGACGAAGCAGCATTGTGGGCGAATCAGTATAAGGAAGCTGCGGCGCTTGCCTCGGTTGAGTATCTGCGTGGTCACCAGTCGCAGGGGCCTCTCTCCATTCAGCTTCAGAGAAAATTCTATGAGTGACATTCAGACCTGGTCGAACACTGCCGCCTCGAACAACGCAGCTCCGCCGAACGGATTCCCGGAGGGCATGGCACCCTCGACCGTCAATGATGCTGCCCGGGAGGTTATGGCAGCTGTTAGTCGGTATCGCTCTGATACTGACGGGGTAAATACCTCGGCAGGCACGAACACGATTACGCTGACCGCAAGCAGGACGGTGACGGCCTACGCCCAAGGTGACCTGTACACGTTCAAGGCGGGCGGAACGAACACGGGGGCCGTTACCCTTAACGTAAGCGCGCTGGGGGCTAAGGCTGTTCAGTTCAATGGGGCGGCCTTGGCAGGCGGAGAAATCGTCTCTGGCCTCATGTATACGGTGGTATACGACGGGACCCAGTTCCAGCTCATGAACGTGACCGCCGTTCGCATTATCTCGGTCACCGACAACACCAATGCAGCCCTGCGCGTCACGCAGCTTGGTACGGGCAACTCGCTGGAGATTGAGGACACTACCAACCCTGACACTTCCCCGTTTATTGTTAACAGCTCCGGCCAGTTAATTCAGGGATACACGACCGCAGTCGCGAGCAAGGTCATCACGACCGCTGCAACTTCAGCAAATCAAATCCAAGGCAATACCGTTGGTAACAGTTCGCTAGGGGTTTTTAGTTGGGCAAACAATGCTTCCTTCTCAAGCTCTTTGGTATTTAACAAGAGCAAGAGCGGAACTATCGGCACGCTTAGCACGGTAACCGACGGCGATAATCTTGGGATTATTCAGTTCAACGGCTCCGACAATAACGCTTCCCCCACCTTCAATGTGGGCGCGCTTATTTCTGCGCAGGTAGCCGGAACGGTTGCCACGACCTCTATCCCCTCGCGCCTTAACTTCGCGGTGACAGACAACGGCGGGACAAGCGCGACGGTTCGGATGTCGCTTTCTCCCGAAGGATACCTTGGCCTCGGGAGCGCGTTCACAACGCCTCAGCAGATGCTCGATATCCGAGCAAACAACACCGGACTGACCAACGAGGCCCCGCTAAACGTCATTCGGTTTACAGATGCGGATACCACAACCGCCGCCAATCAGCCGATGGGCAAAATTGAGTTTTACAGTCCAGACCTCGACAACGCCACAGTTGGCGCTTACATCCTAGGCTCTGCTGTTGGTACAGCAGGCGGTGGCACGATTCGATTCGGCGCTGCGGCCAACGCGGCAACTGCTGCCGAAGTCTGCCGAGTTGCCGATACCGGATTCACAATGACCAAGGACACCGCCGGACTTGGTTACGGTACAGGGACTGGCGGAGCGGTTACTCAAGCCACCAGCAGAACGAACGGCGTCACGCTAAACAAGACGAACGGCGCGATTACGCTGGTCTCTGCGGCAGGCACGGCGACATGGCAGAGCTTTACCGTAACCAACAGCACAGTGGCCGCGACTGACGTGGTTGTTCTCAGCCAGAAGAGCGGGACGGACCTGTATATGATGCACGTCACGGCGGTAGCTGCGGGTTCGTTCCGTATCTCATTTGCTACAACTGGAGGCACGACGACAGAGCAGCCGGTGTTCAACTTTGCGGTCATCAAGGCGGTGGCCGCCTAATGCCCTCACAGAGACTTCCTTTCGGGGCTTGGTTGCCAGACGAGAGAAGTCTGGCTAACCCTGGCTCCCTCACGGCCAAGAACGTGGTTCCTAATGGGGACTTGTTCCTGCCCTTCTATGGCCTCCAGACAACCTCTAACACATCCCTAAGCGCTTACGCTCGCGGGGCAATCAGCGTCACGGATACCGCAGGGAACGAATATACCTACGCGGGAGACGCGACAAAGCTCTACAGTCTTTCTGGGACGGGGTGGTCTGATATATCCAGAACCTCGGGCGCATACACGTCAGGCGCTCAGACTGTCTGGGACTTTGCCAAGTTCGGCGATAAGGTCATCGCGACCAACAGCGTTGATGAAGTCCAGATTATCACGATGGGCGGGACCAGCTTCAGCAATCTTACTGGAAGCCCGACTAAGGCTACGTCCATTGCGGTAGTGGGTGATTTCGTAGTTCTGGCAAATACGGACGACTCTGATACAACCGTTCGTTGGTCTGGGTTTGGAGATGAAACTGCATGGACGCCTAGCCCAACGACGCAGTCTGACTACCAGCAGATAGCGGGGAACTACGGTTCTATTGTCCGCATCATTGGCGGAGACCGGGGAAGCGTATTCTTTGAGCGCGGCATTGTCCGGATGGAGCGCGAAGGACCGCCGACAACCTTCGGTTTTTATCCGTCAGAGCGTAAGCGCGGTGCGGTTTCCTTTGGCTCTGTGTGTGACGCCGGGAACGTCATGTTCTACATCTCCAGCGATGATATCTACATCTTTGATGGAGAGCAGTCGCAGAATCTTGGCTCAGGGAAGGTAGCGCGCTGGTTCTTTCAAGACGCCGACCCTAACTATTACTACCGCATGAGCAGCGCGGCAGATTTAACGCGCTCGCTTGTTCTTTGGTCTTACGTTGGGGCTGGGGCTCAAGTTCCCCAACCTAACAAGATTCTGGTTTACCACTGGCCCTCTGGGACTTTCTCAGTGGTTGAGCTTGAGACGAACGCCCTGCACGCCTATGTGGCTTCTGGATACACGCTAGAAGGACTGGATGCGATTACAACTAGCCTCGACGCGCTCACCGCTTCTCTGGATGACCCCGTGTGGTCTCCTGGTCGAATAAATATCGGGGCTTTCAACTCCTCCAACAATTCAGGCGTGTTTGAAGGAACGCCCCTCACAGCAGTTTTGGAGTCCAAGGAGTTCGATGCTCAGCCAGGACGCGTTGCCTACGTTGACCAGACCCGCCCAATCATCGAAGGCCCCACTTCCACGATTACGGTGGAACATGGTTATCGAGCGAATCAGCGAGACGAGGTTTCCTATGATGCCTCTGTCTCGATGAACAACGACGGGGCTTTTGACATCCGCAGAAGCGCTCGCTTCCACAGGGTCCGGGTGACTATTGCGGGAGGATTTGAGAAGGCTTTTGGTGTAGACCTGAGGGCAAAGATAAATGGTCAGCGATAGGTCGGAACTGTTCGGCGGGAAGTTGGGGCAGGTATTGCCTGCAACGACTACTGCTCAGACGTTATTTACTGCACTTGCGACTACTGAAATCACGCGCATCCAAATCTGCAACGTGACGAATAACAACGTCCAATACTACCTGTATCACAACGACACCGCTGCAACCTACGCTACGGCGGATGCGCTGGTGTTTAACAAGACCATCAGTGGCCATGCTGTTGAGGTTATAGAGGCAGCAAGTCAGGGCTCTGGGATTACTGTTCAGAAGAACGGCTCGCTAGGCGTTGCTTCTTCAGTTGCGAACCATCTTAACTTCACCGCTTACGGCATCGTCCAGAAAGTACGATAAATCATGGCAGCTCCGCGATTTAACCCTATAGTTTCGAACTTAGAACTTGGCGTTCAAGGGGCAAGAAATGCGCTTGGAATAAAGCCAGCCAGTGAAGTTCAATGGGTTTACAGGCCAAACCAAGCTTACATTAACGAAAGAACCGCCGAAAATAATCGGCTTCGAAATATGGGGCTGATATTTGGGGCTCCTTATAACCCACAAAGCGACAATTCTTTATATTTTGATCCGGTTTCTGGAATGTCAAGAAATGACTACGAAAACTGGGCCAATACAACGGCGCTTAATGCTATAAATGAAGAACGAGCCAGAATGGCGGCGGTTCGTGATTTCATGAATAGCACCCAAGGGAATATTTTTGATGTTCAAAATCAATATGACCTTTTCAGCGGCAGGCAAATAAACCCAGACTACTTTAATGCTCCTTCTGGAGATAGTTATCGAACATCATTTCCGTCAGGATTTACAGCTCCGACAGTAAATGACCCGCTTCACGGGAAAGCGTATCAGGACGCTTATACTCAATATTACAGCCAGTTTGCTCCTGTTAATTATAGCAATCTAAACGCTTATGCCCCTGAATTGTTTGGCGGGGATGGACGTATCAATTATCAAGTAAACGCAAACCTTTTCAGTCAAGCAGAGCTTGATGCGGTAAGAAACAATCCTGAACTTTATGATTTTGCAACAAGGTGGAACGCGGAGGTTGCGAAAGCGGCCGACTGGACTGTTCAACTTGTTAACCCATACAGCCCATATCTAGGCTCAAGAGTTGAGGGATACGAAGCTCCTATTCTTAATCAGACGGAGCGTTACGGGGTAAAGTTCGGAGGCAATCCCGGAGCCCAAGCTATTGGGAACACAAATGACAACCCTATCCCAGACACTCCCGGAGCTGGCTTGTGGGTTTATGGTATTGACCCCCAAAACCCTGACCAGCTTGCAAGGGCTTGGGAGCAGATTTTCGTAAAGAATACAGACGAAGGCGCAAAGCGCGCCCTTGCTGATTTTGCCCCAACACAAAACCCTGACGGTTCGTGGCGGAAGGTTTCAAGCCTAGACGAGTTATACAACTTTGCGGGGGCTCTAGACTCTTACTATCGCGGCCTTGCTCAACGAATAGACCTCCCCAAGCGTGGAATCATGGATTCCATTGCCGGGAAAATTATTCTTGGAGGATTAACCTCTGCATTTACCGGTGGCCTCGGGTCTATTGTCGGCGGACTTACTGGCAATGCGGCTATCGGGAACATTGCTTCAACCCTTGCGAGCGCGGGCATTGGTGGTGCCACTGGAGGTTTGCAAGGAGCAATTACTGGCGGCCTCGGCTCTGCTGTTGGCGCTGGTGTTGATTACGCTGGAGGCGTTGGCGAGTTCATCCGCAACCCGCTTGATTCTTTAGCTGGCGCTTTTGACGTTGGCGCTGGAGCTGTTGGCGGTGGGGTTGGCGGCCTCCTTCTGGACGACATGGACTCTGTTGCTCAAATAGGCCCCGGCTCTCTGGCTGCTAATACTCCAACGCCCGGCCTTAACCTTGGCGGGCCGACGGTAATGTCTACGGACCTTCCTTCAAGCATTGCTAATGAAATTGTTACCGTAACGGCATCAGCGCCTGGGGCGACTTCAAGTTTTGGATGGCTTCCATCAACGCTAGCGGCTATCGGGGTTCCTCTTGGCTCTCAGCTTCTTGTTAATGAAAGCGGAAACCTAACTGGGTGGCGTCCACCTGATGGCGGCCCTATTGGGTTGGTTATTGGTGCCGGAACTCCGCCTGATTTTGTTAATGGTCAGCCGACTGGGAATCCAGTTGGCGGCACTGGGCAAGGAGGGGTCGCAGAAACCGGAGGAGGCACTGGCGGTCAAGCACAAGCCGGGGGCGGCACTGGAGGAACTTCCGTAATTGGAGGCGCTGCCACTGGCGGCCTTTTAACCCCAGGTACCGGGACAGCCACAATCGGCAGTGGAACTACCGGGGCTGGAGTTGGAGGTGCTGGCGGAGATATTGCTGGGGTTGGCGGAGCTGGAGATGGCGGGATAGCTCAAGGAGGCGCAGGGACAGAACTACCGGAG